GAGCTCGGCCGCCAATTGCTCCTTGATCCGCTGGTTGATCTCGGCCTCCTCGCGGGCCTCCTCGCCGCGCCGCACGAACTCGCTGCCGACCGCGAGCAGCTGACGCAGCAGTCCGTTGGCCTCCGTCACGCTGAGATTGGCCGCCTCGATCGTGCCGGCGAGCCGGTCCATGGCCACGGTGTCGGCGGTGACGATGCGGGTCGGCCGCTCCTCCGGCATTGCCTCGGCGAGCCGAGCCACCCGCTTGATGGCCAGCCAGACCGAGCCGACGAGCGTGCCGAACACCAGGATGAGCCCGCCGACCCAGCCGGCAATCGCCTCGAAGTCGGGCGGATCGGGAATGCTAGGCGGAATCGACATGGCGGTCGGGCACCCCTACGTCGATGACCGCCCAGTAGACCGGGAGCACGCCGAAGCCGACGATCGGCAGGAAGGCCGCCAGCGCCGCGATCGTGGTCCCCGAAAACAGGATGCCCATCGAAATGGTAGCGAACAGCGCGACGCTCACGATCGCCGAGATCGACCGGATCAGCGCGGTCGGGCGCGCCATGTAGCCGTTGACGGCAAGCGCCAGCAGCCGGGCGAAGCCCAGCAGCAGCACGCCCCAGCCCCAGGCGCCGGGACCGAACCACTGGAACACCGGCGCCTGGAACACCTTGCCGGCGAAGAGCTCGGGATGCCCGAGGATGATGGCGCCGAAGCCGACCGCGATGACGGCATGCTCCCACTCGATCACCCGGAGCCTGAAGCGCTGCCGCAGCCGCCGCTGGAATTCCACGGCGCCGTTGCGCCTGAAGACGAAATTCATGTCTCGCCTCCCCCGAGCCGGGCCCGCAGCGGGTCGTACCAGCCAAGGTGGCACCAGCCCTTGTCGGCATTGGCCTTGTCGAGCTGCGCCTGCTCGCGCTTGATGATGCCATCCTTGCTGTCCCCGACCGCGATCCGGGCGTGCGGGGTGGCCTGACCGCAGCGGGCCGGATAGGCCGGCAGGCGGACGCCGGCGGCGGCCCTGCCCTGCTCAGCGGCCGCCGGGACGAGCCGCGGGTCGAGGGGCGGCGTGAGGCTGCAGCCAGCCATCATCAGCGCCGACAGTGCAGCTGCCGCCGGCAGCCATGGCTTGCTTGTCATGGTCGGCAATCTCCTTTGCGAGCTGGGCATCCGTTTTGGCGTCCGCGGCATCGCGGGCGGCCAACTGCTTTTCGAAGTCGGCTTCGACGGCAGCGCCGATATCAGCCTGCCGCTTCGTCTCGGCCTGCTGCGCCCGGTCGGCCTCGGCGATGAAGGCCTTGGCCTGGGCCTCGAGCGCCTGCTGCCGGAGGATGAGGTCCGCCGCCGCCTGGTGGTGCGCGGCGATGAACCAGGTGGCGACGTAGCCGGCGAGCAGCAGCACGATCACCACCCGGTGCCAGTCGGCCAGCACCCAGCCGGCGAGCTTGCCGAGCGGCGCCAGCAGCCAGACGGCGAGGAGGGCGGGCATCAGCAGCTCTCCCAGACCCGGAGCCAGCCGTGCCAATGGCCGACACGGGCAGAAAAACCAGAACTGCTGATCAGCATCATCGTCGTCGCTCAACGGATGCGGGAGGTGGGGCTCCGATACCTGAAAAGAACCCGCCACCCGTCGATCGTGAAAAGCCGACTTGCCGGGAATGTGCTGCGCCTTGACCGGGGGTGTCCGAACCTCTGCCATCTATGCCCCCGCCGCTGCCGCGGTTGGCGCAAGCTCGACCTGCTCTTGGGTTTCCGCATCTGCATCGATGGCCGCCTGCGGGGCCGCAGGAGCGGCCTCGGGCGCCGGCTGGACAACCACAGCGGGCGACGTCGCCTCAGCCACAGGCGGGGCAGCGGCGGGGACCGGCGGCCGCACCATGGGCAGCTCGGTGTTGACGCCGGTGATGGCGGTGAGGATGCGGGCGCTCTCGATCCGGTGCGTCAGCCACCAGAGCGCCGCGAGGCCGGCGATGAAGCCGGCGAGCCAGACGTACCACGGCACTTCCGCCAGCGTCCGGCCGAGATCGGAGAACTGTGCCGCGAACTCGGTGATGCCGGTGATGCCGCCGATCCCCAGCACCGCCTTTTTGATCGTGTCCGTCGTCTGCAGCGTCGTCGAGCCGGTAGCGATCAGCCCGTCCTTGACGGCGCCCCGGGTGGCCACCACCGGGGCGGGCTGCAGGTAGGCGATCGGCGGCGGCGCAACCGGCGCGGCAGCGGCATCGAGTTGGGTCAGGGCGGTGTGCAGCGCCAGCAGCGTGTTCGGCCCGGCGTCGCCGTCGATCTTGAGGTTGCGGGCCGCCTGGAAGCCCCGCACGTCGGTAGGCTGGAAACCGAGGAAGACGAGCGCGGCGCGAACATAGAATGCCTTGCGGTCGGCGGCGCCATTCTGCCCGCCGTTGATCCGCTGGGTGACGCCGTCGAAGTCGCCGGCATCGGAGAGGACGTTGAGGTTGTGGGCCGTCCAGAACCAGATCGGCGCCAGGCCTTCCCACGGATCGGTGTCGATCGCGTCCGGGGTAGCGACGAAGTCCGGGCAGGAAAAACCCTGCGCCCGGCACCAGTCGCGGAAGGCGGCATAGTTCGCCTTGCCCGTCACCTCGATGCCGGTTCGGCCCATGTAGATCTTGCCGTCGCCATCGACCGCCGCGGTATTGCCGAGATCGGTGCGGGTGTCGTAGCGGGCCTGCGCCGGCGTCGGCCCCCAGATCTCGTGGTCATAGCGGAAGTCGCCGCTTTCGTGCGCGAGCTGGGCGACGTAGATCGCCAGCCGCCACGGCTTATCGAGCCCAGCATGGGCGCCATAGGCAGCCCAGCCAGCGACAATCGAGGCCATGTTGCTGGCGCTCGTCGGCCCGGTCGCAATGCGGCGCAGCAGCGCCAGGGTAAGCTGCATGGGTGATCTCCGATTTTGGATTTGGTAACCAAAGGCAGGTCGAACTGCCTTTCGCGGGCGCCATGCAGGTGCCTCGCGGGAACTACGACAGCGGACAGGCGGCCTGTGTTGCGATTAGCCGCCTGTCCGTCTTAGGCCGCTTTCGGGCGCGTCTGCTTCTTGACCGCGTCAGCGAGCTGCGCCTCAAGCTCCTGCACCCTGGCGCCGAGGATGGTGTTGGCCGCCTGCAGGTCGCCGTTGGCGACAGCGAGCTCGGCGCAGCGCTTGAAGCCGAGGTCGCGCTGTGCCTGCACCTCGGCGAGCAGCAGGTTGCAATGCCGCTCGCTGATCATCTTCTCGGGTTGGTCGGTCATCGCAGGCCTCCTTACTTCGCCGCGTCATCGGCGGCGGGGACTTCGCCGCTGGCGATGAACGCCTCGAGCTCGGCCGCCCGGGCGATGACGTCCTGCGGCGCGACGCCGAGGTCCATCAGCCGGTGAACGGTGGCATGGCGGCGATCCTTTGCCGCCTGGTCGTCGTTCGTGCCGGCGTCGGCCGGCTTCTCGGTGGTCATGATGATCTCCTTCATGTTTCGGGCGTGTAGAGCCGGGCGGCAAGGGCCTCGGGGGTGCGTGGCTGTACGGCGCCGTCCGGGTCGACATAGGTTGCGGCGGCGTCGTGCGCGCCGGCCACCCAGCCGAGGTTGGCATCGAGCGACACCTGCAGGTCCGCATCCTCAGTCCTGCTGACCCGGATGGTGTAGTCGGCGAGCCGCCGCGTGGTGCGGTCGTAGAGGGTGATGTCGATCATTGGCGGGCCTCAGGTGAGCGGCGCGTTGGCGCTCATGAAAGAATTGTTGATGGTGACGCCGAAGCTGTCAGAGTAGATGTATTGCAGCTTGACTGCATAGGTGGCGGCGGCGGCGATGACGTTGCCGAACAGCATCTGCCGGATGGTCGAGCCGCGCGTCACCGTGCCGCTCGCGACGGTCCCGAGGACGATGTCGGCGCCCGAAATCGTCGCCACCAGTTGCAGCGACCAGGCGACCGGCGAGGTCACGCTGCCGGTCGGACAGGTAAAATCGACATAGCCGCCGATGGAGATCGCGTAGCCGTCGACGGGTACGTTGAAGGTGAGCAGGGTGGCGAAGCTCAGCGAGTTGGCCTTGTGGCCGCTGAAGCTCGCCGAATAAAGGTTCGTGGCGTTCTGGGCGGCGATCTTGGCGGTGATCACCACGCCGTCGACCATCAGGCTCGAGGCGTTGATCGCCCCGGCGCTGATCTTGCCAGCCGTGATCGCACCGGCGGCGAGCTCCGAGGCGCCGATCGCCCCGGCCGCGATGGTGCCGGCGGTGATGGTGTTGGCGGCGATCTGTGAGGCAGTGATGGTGTTGGCGGCGATCTGCGCCGAGGTGATGGTATTGGCCGCCACCTTGAGGGCGGTGATCGAGCCGTCGACGATGAGCTGGGCGTCCGCCGCCCGGCGCATGTAGAGGTTGGTGGCCGCCACCCAGCCGGTCGAGTTGCCGGAGGTGTCGCAGGCCCGGGTGATGCGCACCCTGGCCTTGGCCGCCCCGGTCGGCGCCGCGACGATGGTGTTGTCCTGCCGGGTGGTCGTGTACGGAAAATCGGTCGTCGCGAAGATCGTTTCCGAGCCGATCTGGGTATTGGTCGAATCGAACCACGCCACCCGGGCGCTGAAGCGCCCGACGGCGGAGCTCAGCGTCTTGTGCGTCACCCCGACCGCATAGGAGACGCCCTGCTCCACATCGACCATCAGGGCTGGAATGGCGGTGCCGCGCAGCTGGAACGAGGTGCCGCCGCTGAAGCTGCTGTCGTCGCTGCGCAGCACGTTGACGGTCGGCAGATTGTTGGCGCCCGTCCCCGGCACCGGGTTGGCGGCGATGCTCCAGCCGGTCCCCAGCGACCAGGCCGAGGCGTCGGCATATGTGCTGTCGGCGATCAGGTTGGTGTAGTCGGCGAGGTACACCTTGCTCGCCGTGATGGTGTTGGCCACCAGCCTGTCGCCGGTGATCGTCCCGGCGGCGATGTTGGCGGCAACGATCGTTCCCGCCGCAATCTGGGTCGCGGTGATGGTCCCGGCGGCGAGCTGCGTTGCGGTAACCGTCCCGGCCGCGATCTGTCCGGCGGTGATGGTGTTGACGGCTATATCGCCGGCAATGATGGTATTGGCCGCGATCTGGGTTGAGGTGATCGTGCCGGCGAGAATTTGCCCGGCGGTGATCGTGTTCGCCGCGATATCACCGGCAACGATCGTGTTCGCCGCGATCGCAGCCGAGGTAACGGCGCCGCTCGCCAGCGCCGCTGCAACGACGGCCCCATTGGCGATGATCGCCGAGGTGACCGCTCCGCCCGCCAGGGCTGCCGTGACGACGGCCCCGCTCGCTAAGACCGCCGAGGTGACAGCCGCCACCTGCAGCGCCGCGGTTGCGACGGAGCTCGCCGCCATGGCGACGGCCGTCACAGCCGCCGTGGCGAGTTGGCTGGCGGTGATCGCCGCGCTGGCGATCTGCGCCGTGATGATGGTGCCGGTGAGGTCGACGGTTGCCACCGCCGCAGTCCAGGCGCCGGCGTGGTAGCGGTAGAGCTTGCCGTCCGTGGTGAGGACAACCAGGTCGCCCTCGCTGCCCGTCGCTGGCAGGCTGCCGACCACGGCCGGCACGGCGATCGTATCGGCGAAAGCGGTCACCGAAAGATAGCCGCCGCCCGGCGGCAGGTCGCCGCTCGAGAAGGTTTTGGTGGCCCAGGGCCCCTGCCGTTTGCCCACGGCGGCAACGCGCAGGTCGAGCAGCTGCGGGCTCACCGGCACTGTGAAGCGGTTCGCCGCGCCGCTGTAGACCGGCGTCCAGGTGTCGCCACTGTCGTAGGAGACCTGCGCGACATAGGACGTGGCGCCCGCCGCCGGCAGCCACATGGCATCGAGCTCGAGCCCGCCGACCCCGGAGCGCAGTGAGCCGGTGAGCTCGAACACCGCCGGCGCGTCGGGTACCGCCGCCGGAAGGGTCGGGGCGGCCCAGGGCGACGGCATCGTTTCCGTGCCGTCGGCGGCATAGACCTCCGGCGCGTCGATGACGGCGAGGATGCTGACCTTGCCCGAGGCATCCGGCGAGGCCGAGACGACGAGGCCGTTGAACGGCCGCGTCTCGCCGTCACAGAGCAGCAGGTGCGCCGGCTCCTCACGGTCACCGGCGAGCAGGTCATCAAGAGCGCCCATGTCTCCTTCGACGGAGGCGCGGTCGGTCGCATCGAGGGTGATGGTCCGACCGGACATCGAGGCGATCAGGCCCGGGCCCCATTCGAGCCCCAGCTTGTCGCGCAGGATGACGTAGCCGTCGCCCGATGGCGCATCGAGATCCCGGTCGACGGTCAGCACGTCGCCGGCGCGCGCCGCCAGCGAGGCGACGGCAACCCCTTCGATGAAGGGATGCTGGACGAGGATCGGCTCGCCCCGGATGAGAAGCTTCCCCTCCCACTCCGCCGTGAAGGTCACGAACTCCCGCTGATAGGCATTGATCGCGGCGTCGGTGATCGCCTCCCGCCACGTCTGGTCGTGGTCGGTGATGCCGAAATAGGCGACGTCCTGCGGCGCCTCACTGCCGAGCGCGCCGATGGTCGCGAGCACTTCCCGCGTGTCCCAGACGGTGGCGTCGAAATAGGAGCCGTTGACGCTGTCCGGCGCGTCGTCGTCGAACAGCACCAGCTTGTGCTGGAAGCTACCGCGCACGACGTTGCGCGGCGTGAACACGGCGCGCCGGATCGACTTGGCCTCGAGGCGGGCGAACCCGATCTTGCCTGCGATCCGCACGAACTGGGTACGCCCCGCCCGAAGGAGGGCAGTGAGGGCATCCCGCGCCGTCTGCGCGCTGTCGAAAATGGCGTTGAAGCTGTCGGCGCGGCCGCTCCAGGTAGTGTCGAGGGCCAGCAGGGCGGCGAGGTCGTACTGGCTGTCGTCGAGCCCGAGGCCATAGTCCGCGTTGCGCAGCAGGTCGGCGGCGGCCCAAGCAATGGATGTCGTGGCGGCCGGGTCGGCCCACGACGTGCCGTCCCAGACCGGCAGCCAGCGGGTACCGGTGACGCTAATCTGCGACGACGAGGCCTGGCTGATCTGCTCGTTGGCCCTGACCTTCATGGCGAGCAACGTGCAATTCGCCGGCGTCACGAAGCCCGTCAAATAGCCCCGGAGGCCTGCCCAGACGCAGGTATTGACGGAGACCGTGTCGTCGGCGTCGAAGGCGTCCCCGGCCGAGAAACGGACCTGGTAGCGGGCGGCCGTCACTGCCTTGGCGCGCGTCAGACGCTGCGGCGTGCGGGTGGCGGAGGTGATCGTCTCCCGGAAGATATCGTGCCAGCTACCGACCGCCGTGCCGGAATTGTCGACCTCCTGATACTCGGCTCGCAAGGGGATGGAGTTGCTGGTGACGCCCTTTCCTCCGCTGTCATAGGTGAAGAGCCCGCCGGGAAAGGCGAAGTCGACGGCGATCCTGTCGATGGTGGTGCCAGAGGCGTTGAGCACGAATGGCCCGAGGACGGAGGGAGAATCCGGCACCGTGAGGCTGCTGACATCGCTCGAGGTGACGACGTTGGCCGGGAACAGCGTGACGGCATCACCCGGCTGCACGATCTCGAAAGTGAGGTCGGAGAAGCTGGCGGAATACCCGTCGGTTGGGTTCCAGGCCTCGGTCTCGCCGATCTCGATCTTCTCGACGCCGAAGGCGCCCGGGGTCAGGCAGAACAGTTGGTAGAGGTACTGGTCGTTGCCCTGGTACTCGGCATAGGGGCGCGCGGCGTAGCGCGGCGGGAAACGCATCCGGCCATACACCGGCGGGATGATGCCGAGCGGATCGGCAGTATTGCTGGCAGCACTCGCCGAATAGACCGATCCGGCGGCATCGGCGCTGCTGTCCGGGGCGGCCGGCGGCATCAGCATGTTGAGCAGCAGCGAGCCGCCGACCAGGAACGCGGCCGAGGCGATGCTGGCGGCGACCGTCGATCCGGCGAAGAGTGCGCCGGCGATCGCGGTGCCGACGAACGGCGCCGCGACCGAAAGGGCGATCGCTGCGACCAGCATGCCGATCTGCTTGCCGGAGGGGCTGCCACCGCCGCCGCCCGGCACGGCGATGAAGGCCAGCACGTCGCCTGGGCGCACCATTCGGAGAGCCCATGCGCCCCGCAGCACCGGCTCGCCGGCCATCACGGCAATTGTCGGCAGGCGGAAGGCGAGCTCGTGCGCGGCGACGAGCTCGGCGATCGCCATCGGCCGGTCGAGCGCGATCGTCCTCTCGGGCTCGCCGAACGGCCCGGTGAGCAGCACGACTTTGCCGCCCGCTTCCATTTGAGGGTCGTGGAAATTCATCGGTGACGATGGTCCTCAGGCCGGTACGTGAAACCGGAAGCGCCGCCAGCCGACGGCCTCAAGCGACATGATGGTATCGGCGACGACACCGCAGTCCTCGATGGCATGGATCACGAGACCGCCGTCTTCGCTGAGCCATGTGCCCATGTGATAGCCCTGCAGGTTGCGGGCCATGGTGACGATCGCGCCGTCGACAGACCGGTCCGTTTCGCGCCAGTTGGCGCGTTCCGGGTTGACCGCGATCGCCGCCGCCATCGCCATGCGGCCGGCCTGCGACGGCATCTCGAATGCCGGCATGTCGCGGCGAAAGAGCCCAAGCTGCAGCGCCCGCACGGTGCTGTAGCAGTCGAACGCCTCCGGACCCTGCGCCCCGAGCCGATAGGGCCGGCCCATCAGCGCGTTGATGATCGCAGCGCGGTCCATCACGCGCCTCCGAACAGGCCCGGGAAATCGTCCCGGCTGAACTTGCGGGTCGGGAACTGCTTGTTGAGAATGTCCACGAACCCTGCCGATCCCTCGAGGCGAAGCAGCGTCGCGGTGACGATCTTCATCGTCAGCTGGTTGATGATGAGATCGGGCGGTCCCGAGACCGAATAGACGCTGGTCACCAGGTCCCGGGTACCGACCCATTCGCGGTAGATCACCAGCGCCGAGGCGCGGACCCGCGCCGCCGCCTGCAGCTTGGGCCAGATGTCGCGCGGCACGTTGTCGAGCGCCATGTTGAGAGTGCCGAAATTGCTGCTGCTCTGCTCGGGCAGCGTCACCTCCATGGCGAGCGCCGAGAACGTCTTGGTCTCGCCGGCAAACAGCGGCGCGTCGGCCTCGTAGGTCAGGTCCCAGTCCCGACCGTCGAGCGCCACGCGGATCGAGTCGGCATCGCCGTGAATGTCGACGAAGGCGGGATGGAGCAGCTCAAGCGTGGCGATCACGTACTGATCGGCCGGCGCCGAGGCGTAGGCCTCGGCGAGAGCGTCGGACCAGTCGGGCATCAGTAGCTCTCCACGTCGAGGCTGACGGTCACCGTGTGCTGCACGCCGGCCGGCAGGCCCTGCCCGGGATCATCCTGGTAGGGCTGGGTGAACTGGCAGGTCCTCGTTTCGTATGCCGAGCCGGTCCAAACCGACATGCTGAAGGGCAGCGTGCCATCGACCAGCGTGTCCCGCACCCATGCCTTGAAGGTCAGGAAGTCGGCGTTCGTCATGCGCACCGAAAAGCTCACCGTGGCGATATTCTTGGTGGTGGACCGGCGATAACGGCGGTTGCCATCATCGAGATCGGTGGCGTCCGGCGCGCGAAATGGCGCCACGGCCTGAGAGTTCTGGGTCGGCGCATAGGCAACCGGCCATTCGGGAAGGCTCACGAGTGCCCTACCCGCTTGACGCCGTACGTCGAGGCCATCGTTCCGTCCATCGAACCATCCGCGAAGGCCTCCTTCATTGTCCCTTTGATCACCGCCTTGACGTCGAGGCCGCCGGTAGCGTTCCGCGTCTTCGTGACGGTCGCGGTCTGCCCGGGCGGGGTGATGATCTGGAGGTTGAAGATCGGAGCGTTGCTGTTGGCGGCGACCCCAAGGCGCCCGTCGCCGCCGCGGGTCAGCGGCAGGATCGCCTCCGGTCCTGCCTCACCCATCACCCCGCCCTTGGCGAACTGGAAATAGGTGGGCCGGTGCACGATCTGGTTGGAGTAGGCGCTGAGGCCGGGCGAGGTGAAGACGTTGCCTTTGGCCGACATGATGCTCGATCCGAAGCCGCCGAGCTCACCGCCGCCGATCGAAGGGGTGCCGGGCCTCAGCCCGGCGAGAACCCCGCCGAGAATGCCGCCGAGTTGACCGGACGTCCCCGAGGCCGTGCCGAGCAGGCCTGCCAGCGGTCCCTGCCCGAGCAGCTCGGCCTGCAGCACCGCCTGCGCCAGTTCCTTGCCCATGTCGGTCAGCACGTCGGTGAAGCTCTCACCGCCCGTGATCAGACCCTCGAAGGCGCTCTCCGCGGTTTGCCCGAAGAACTGCGCCGCCTGGTTTGCGTCGTCGAGCGCCTTCTTCTGGTCGTACAGTTTGCCGGTGAGATCGGCGATCGCCTGCCCGTCCTTCGATGAAATGTCGACGTGCGCTGCGGCAAGCTGGTTGTCGATCTCCTTCTGGCGGTCGGTCTCGGTGAGGGTCTTGATCTGGAGGTTGAGGGCATCGGTGACGCGCTGGATGTCTTTGGCCTGGCGGTCGGCGTCATGATCGGGAGGCGGCGGGAGCTTCGTTGTCGCCGGAACGGTGATGCTCAGTGGCTTTTGAATGCTCGAAAAGTCCTTATAGAAATCGCCTACTTCCGATCCCGACATGCCCTGCGTCATCTTTGCAGTGCCGGCTTTCATCTGCGTCTCTAGCCACTTCTCGTCGCTGCCGAAGGGGTTGAGGGCAGTATTTAGACCGCCGAGCACGTCGCCGCTCTTCATCTGGTTTATCGCGAAGCCCATCATCTTGATGGAATCCGTGACCCCTTCGATGGCGGATTCGAGCATCGGCGCGCTAATGATCGCCAAGTTCTTGAAGTCGGCCGCCATCGTTGCGCTGGTTTTTGTCCACTGCGCATCCAGATCGGCGGCATCTTTCAGTGCCTTGTCCCCAAGAACGGCGCCGAGCCGATCGGCCTCATCGGCAGCCTTCGAAAGCCCTTCCGCCCCCTCCGCGAACAGAAGCCCGGCCTGTTGTCCGCCCTTGCCGAACGCTGCGGTGATGAGGGTGTTGCGCTGTTCCTCGTTGGCAGCGTTTTTGACGAGATCGGCGTAGTTCTTGAGGTCCGTCATGGTGTCGCCGGTGATAGCGACATGGTTGAGCTTCAGGATTTTCGCGAGCTGGCTGGAGCCTTCGCCGGCGAGGCCAATGTTTTTGGAAAAGGTCTCCAGTTCCTTGTTGAAATCATCTGGCGCGATATGGACCTGTGCTGCGGCAAAATCGAGCTCTTGCAGCGCTTTCGTCGCGATACCCACTACCTCGGCAGTGTGCGTCAGCCCGGCCGCCTCATGGTTCACTTCCATGATCTTGCCGGGTAGTTCAGCAAGGCCGCCGATCACGATGCCGGCGCCGAATGCTCGCACTAGGCCGAGGGCCGCGTCGCGGGCGGTCTCCAAGCCCTTCGCTGCGAGCTCTGACTTCTCAGCGACCTCCTTGAACCGCGTTGAGGCCAGGGCAAGACGTTCGTTGTATTGGGTGGTGCTGATCAGCCCTTCGTTTCGAGCCGCAGAAAGGGTTTTTTCGGCCGCTGCCAGACGCTTCTCGGCTGCATAGTTGGCATCGATCTGCCTCATCAGGGCATTGAGTTTGCCCTCGACGGAAACAGTCGCCTTCTCCGTCGTGATAGTGGCCACCGCCACCGCGTCCTGAGCCCCAGCGAGCTTCAGCAGCGCTGCGCTGGTCTGCTGCGCCCCCTGCTGCGACGCCTGAATCTGGATGCGGCGAACGACATCCTGCATAGTGGCCATAGGACGCTTTCTTTGCTTAATGTTTAGGCGCGCGGGGGTGGAAGTTGGGAACTTCGAAGCTTAGGCGATACTGCCCTGAGGAGAGGCACTACGTGCTCGCTGAGAAGAGCACGCCGAACCACGTGCTCCATCTGCTGTTATCGGTAGTCACGGCCGGAATTTGGTTGCCGGTCTGGATCGCTGTCGCGCTTCTAGATTGGTTTGCGCCCTATCGATGCCCGAGTTGCGGGGCTCGAACCAAGCTTACAGAACCCTAGATGAGCTTTGCCCCATTTGCCCTTGCGCTCCTTTCAGGGCAGCGCAATTGTGACCCTTGGTCACAGGCGAAAACGCCGGGCTGATCGGGGGGGGGCAATCCATGAACATTTTCCAAGCGGCAATCGCCGCCACTGCACTCGGGGTAACTTCGGGCTGCGCCTACACTGCGCAGCCGGTAACGATGGGATCGTTCGATGTTTACTCGTCCTATGGCGATAAGCTGAGCGGCAAATACCTTCTGTATGTCGATGCGTCGGCGTTCGACATCGACGTGAAGCCACCAGACCTAAATTGTGCCGCCTATGACTTTCCTTTGCCAATGTCGGCAAGCTTCAAGGACGCCGCAGCTCAAACCATTGGCAACTTGGTCGATCGCATCGAGGTGGTTGACACCCCAGTTGATCGGGCCGGCCTCGTTGCGGAGGGCGCACGCGGGATGATCGTCATTAAGGGCGAGCAAGCGGAGGGGCGGTTGCGCGTGAACCCCAGCCTCTTCACCGTCTCGATTTCTACTTGGAGGCATCTATCACTGTCGACGGACGCGCCGGGAGGTTGCTTGGCGACACCGTTTCGGGCAGCGGTCACGCCGATGCCGATGCCGGAGCTTTCTGCGGCGGCGGCGCAACCTCAGTCGCCGATGCCGCTCAGAAGGCCGCCAAAGACGTCCTAACGAAGCTTGGCGAGTCATTCACCAATTCAGATCGGCTGCGCGCGCAGGGAGGGTCGAGCAGGGCGGCAGACGCAACGCCAGTGGCAGCAGCGCCGCCCCCCAAAGACCCGCCGGAGCAGGCGGCAAGCGGGTTCTGAGCGTCACTTTCGCCCCCGGTGCCATTTGACGAACTCTCGGTCCATTGCGCGGATCAGCCGCTCGAACCGCTCGCGCTCGTCGGGGTCGTTTATCCCGTGCCGCTCGGCATAGCGGTCGAGTGCCGTCCACGGGATCGGCCCGATGCCCATCCCGACCTGCCGGTCCGTCGAGAGCGCCGCGAACGCCGCCCAGTGGAACAGCAGGTGCGGCGCCGGCGCGACGCGCGTTTCGAGGTCCGGCACCGGCACACCTTCAGCCGCCAGCTTCTCCAGCCATTCGGCGTGCTCGCCGAACTCGAGGGACCAGAGAAGGGCGGCCGTCAGTTTTTTTCGTCGGCCTCGAGCTGGGCCTTCACGGCGTCGGCTACGTGGGTGGCGGCATAGATGATCGCCGAGCGGAACGGCCCGCCGACATCGGCATCCGCGAGAACCTGTCGCGCCGTGTCGGCCGAAAACGGATCGTCGATCCCCTTCCAGTCGAGAAGGACCGTCTGCACCAGGCACTCGTCGGTGACGCGGCGGGTATTTGCCGCTTCCGAGAGGTCGCTGTTCTCTGCGCTCAACTCGTCGTGCAGCGCCGAATAGGCCGGCGTCCACAGGCGCGTCACCTTGAGCGAGATGCCCTCGAACAACGGCAGTGGGATATCGCCGACCCAGGCGCCGCCGTTCATGTCGGCGTAGCCACTCTTGAGGCTGCTGATCTTCATGGAAATCTCCGGGGGCTAGGCTGCGACGGGCAGGTACCAGAAGCGGAGAGCCGCCGCGGTATAGCCGAGCGTCGGGTGGCGATAGGCGTCATAGGTGCCCGAGAACATCCGGCTGGCGTTCTTGGCGCTGACCGGCGCCGTGCCGGAGAGCTTGGCCTGCGGCACGTCGAGCAGGATGCTCTCGCGGTTGCCATCGGCGCGGCCGGACCTCACCATCAGCGATGTCACCGTGTCGTTGAGGACCTTGTTGAGCAGGGTGATGTCCGAGAAGTAGGCGGAGAGCGTGCCGCTGAGGCCGATCTCCCCATCGCGGATGTTCACGGCGCCGAGATTGCCGATGGCGGTCTCGCGATCGATGTTGTTCTTGAGGTCGAAGCCGAGCTCTTCGATGAAGGTCGCCGTCACGGCTCCGCCCTCCATCAGCCGGCCGACATTGGTCGAGGCGTTGAGCACCGGATAGGCGGGCGCTGCTACGTCGGTCGCGCCAGCGGTGCGGGACGTGCTTGCCGTTGCCGTCAGTCCCGTGACATCGATCGAGCCGGTGATGATCGCAGCCGCCTTGAAATCGAGTGACAGGTTGTCGACCTGGCAACCCTTGAACAGCTCATAGGACGGCGAGGTGAGGTCCTGCTGCTGGCGCTCGAAGGTGAAGGCGCGCTGCACCGTCCCGGTGGTCAGGAAGTCGCCGGTGAAGACCTGGATGGTCTTGCCGGTGCCGGTATCGGTCGCCCAGCCGGTCGGCAGGATATCGAAGGTCAGTGCCGTGGCGGCTATCGCCGAGATACGGGCCCAGCTGTTGTCGGCCGCCGTCGCGAACTGGCTGCCTGCGCTGTCACCTCCGATCTTGACCCACTCGCCGACATTGAGTCCCAGGGTCGTGAAGTCAAGCGCCGTCGACCCCAGGCCGGACGCGGTCGCCGTGAGGTCCGCGCTCGCGC